AAGCTAATCGGGGCAACGGCCGCGAACGCTCCGATCCGCCCATCGACTCGAAGACAGCCGCTGCGCGCGACGACGAATACCGGGTTGGCCCAGGCCGGCCGCCGAAGGAACATCAATTCAAGCCGGGTCAAAGCGGCAACCCAAGAGGTGCCAAGCGCAAAACCCAATCGATCGCGCCGGACCTCAAGGCCGCGCTCGAGAAAGCGCTGAATGCAAAAATCAAAGTAGACGATCGCGAACAACTGATCACGAAGGCGACTGCTGGCATCGAAAAGCTGGTCGACGAATTTGCCGCAGGGGATCGCCATGCCCGCCGCGACTTGATCGCAGTGGCTAAAATTCTTGGGGTCGACCTGACAGCCGGTCAAGGTGCAACAATTGAAAAAGCGTTCGCTACAAAACTCTCCGCAGGCGACCAAGACTTGGTCGACGACTACATTCGGCGCCGTTTGGAAGGGCTTGGCCTTAAGGACGCGTTCGATGCGAGGCTTGCTCAAAGCAAGCATTCGGCGGATGAGCAGAAGGAGAAATGAAAAATGACGAGACACTTCCGCGATCACGAAATTGACATCGTCAGCGTCATCTGTCGTCTCGATTTTCTGAGCTTCGTTCGTAAGTGCTTTCACACGCTCTCGCCGAACGCCGAGTTCCTCCCGAACTGGCACATTGACCGTCTGGCATACGAGCTTGATCTGGTGCGGCTTGGCCAAAATCCTCGACTTGTCATCAATGCTCCGCCTCGGATGCTCAAATCGCTCATTTGCTCAATCGCGCTGCCGGCATACATTCTCGGCCACGACCCGAGCAAGCGCGTGATTGTTGTGAGCTACGGTACTGATTTGGCGATTAAGCTCGCGAATGATTTTCGGATGATCGTGAACTCTGCGTGGTACAAAGCGATGTTTCCTGGGATGTGCATCTCTCGCGCCAAGAACACGGAGTTACCACGCAAAACGGCTATCGACTGGCGGCATCGATCGATGGGGCGCTGACCGGGCGCGGCGGTGACATAATCATCGTCGATGATCCCTTGAAAGGAGCAATAGACGCGAACTCCGACGCGAAGCGCGACCGGGTCAATTACTTGTTCACCAGCACCGTAATGACCCGCCTGGACAACAAGCAAACGGGCGCGATGATCGTCGTGATGCAGCGCTGGCATCCTGATGACCTCGCTGGCCGGCTGCAGCGCACACCAAACGAATGGAAGACGCTGAGCTTCCCCGCGATTGCCGAGCAGGACGAGCAGATTCAACTTTGCAATGGCAGGGTTCACCTGCGGCGAGCAGGCGATGTACTGCATCCGGAGCTCGAGCCGCTCGACGTGTTGGAGCGGATCCGGTCTCAGATGTCGGTCGAGGATTTCGCAGCACAATATCAGCAGACGCCAGTTCCGCGAGGTGGGATCGTGATTCATCGTGACCGGGTTGTGCGGTACAACCACCTCCCCCAGCCCACCCCGTCTTCGATGCTGTTTCAGTGCTGGGACACTGCAGCGAGAGATAGTGAATCGAGTGATTATTCGGCGTGTAGCACGTGGCTTTATCACGACAAGAGATATTATCTCGTGCATATGCTGCGCGAGCGGTTCGAGTATCAAACGTTGAAAATCCGCGCCATCACCCACGCTCGCGATTTTCGGGCAAAAGTGGTTCTCGTTGAAGAGACGGAACTGGGCATTGCCCTTGCTTCGGAACTCAAGGCCGCCGGGCTTCAGGCAATCACTGTTAAGCCGCACGCAAGCAAACGTACCCGTCTCTTTATTCAAGCTGAAAAATTCCATAACGGCACGGTTCTTCTGCCAGCGCAGGCATCCTGGCTTCCGGCCCTCGAGGATGAGCTCTTTTCATTTCCACATGCGCGGCACGATGATCAAGTGGACAGCATTAGTCAGGCTCTCGCCTACGATCCCGAAGCCTTCTACGATCCTGGTGCGATTGCACGGGGCATGGAGACGTTTGTGTCGACGTATATGTTGGCGTCATTGTTTAGGGGGAGGCTCTTGTGAGAGCCGCGGAACACGCTGCGAAAGGAACTCGGAGTGACGCGGGGACGCGGTGCTCGCCAGGGCGAGAAGCGTGCTAGTGGTACGTCGCGCGCCACGGAGGCGCTAGCAGGTGCATCTTGCGGGTGTCCGCGGGTGGGACGCTCTCGAAGTTAAGGTAAAAGGCGACGCGCAGTCGCCAGATCATTGCCGAGCCAAGATGCGAACGGCGTAAGGCATAAACCGGGTCCGAAACCAGCCCATAGCACCCGTCGGCTGGTCGGGCTGGTGTGGTGGCCGGGCCCAATCACCGTCCCCGCTGCCTGTCTTCCTTCGATTTCATTTTCTTCTGCCGCTTTTGCAACCGAACGCCCGGCCCGCCGCCGTTCTCGTCGATGAACTCCACGCCCGCCGACTCAAAGGCTCGCCTTATTACCTCGAGCGTGGCGCGGCGTGGTTCATGACGGCCAGCCTCGACGTGGCGGACGGTCACAAGACCCACACCTGCCATTTCAGCCAACTTTTCTTGGCTCCAGTCGAGCAGGCCGCGGGCAGCCCTGGTCTGATGCGGAGTTATCATCTGAACAGAGCATGCCTAAACGCGCCGAATCCATCAACTCTATCCAAAAGGGTTGACTACGCTGTTTATGTCTTTTATGTATATTTATAACTATTTACGACAGGAGGCTCTAATGCCAAGTCGAGACCCCAACGAGCCGCCGGCTCGACAACGCCAGCATTTCATCGGCGGCTCCGATGCCCGAACCATTATGGGTAACGACGAAGCCGCGTTGCTGCGGCTGTGGCGAGAGAAACGCGGCGAGGCCCAACCGGAGGATTTCTCCAGCAATCTCATTGTGCAACTTGGCCTAGCCACCGAGAGACTCAATCGGAAGTGGTATGAAGCCCAAACCGGGCGAGTTATCACCGACGTGCAACAGTGGCGTCGCCATCCAACGCTGAGATGGATGGCCGCAACGCTGGACGGCCGTGTAGAGCATAACGACGTTTTCGAGAGCAAATTTATGTTGCCATGGCAGTTCTCGGAGGAAGCTGCCGCAGAAAAGCACATGCCCCAGCTGCAGCACAACATGTGGGTTGTTGCTGCGAGAGGCGCGGTCCTTTCGGTGATCACCGGCGGCGGGAAATGGGTCGAGATCAAAGTCCACGCCGATCCATTGTATCAGCACCTGATTGTCACCGCTGAGCGAAAATTTTGGCGCTGCGTGGAAAGCGGGGAGCCTCCGCGGCTGTTCGGCATCGAACCGCCGAAGCCCCGGATCGAGGCAATCCGCATTATCGACATGACCGGTTCTAATGCGTGGGCTGAATTCGCGGCGATCTTTGCGCGGACCAGGGAAGCCCACCTGGAGCACGAACAGGCAAAGTCTGAACTCAAGAAGCTCATGCCAGAAGACGCCCAACAGGCGATCGGCCACGGACTTCGGGGGAAGCGATCGAAATCGGGGGCGATCAGTTTCGACTTATTAAACGGCAGTGATGACTATGCAGCGGTCGAGTGAATCCATTGGCTGCCTCGCAGCGGCATTGGCGAAGGCGCAATCGGAACTGACGAATCCAGAGAAATCGTTGGTCGCAACCATACGGCCGAGCGATGGCGGAAACGAGCGGTCGTTCCGGTACGCGCCCCTGTCCAGCGGACTCGAGATTGTACGCAAAGCTTTAGGTCAGCACGAAATCGCGACGATACAAACCACGGCGGTCGACCAGAATGCCGGCATCATCAATCTTACCACGGTCCTCGCTCATTCATCCGGTGAGTGGATCTCCTCAGACTTTCCAGTCTGTTCGATCAGCGAGACCGCAACCCCACACCGGATGGGAGCCGCGCTGACCTATGCGCGCCGGTACGCATTGTTCACGCTAGTTGGCATCGCCGGTGAGGATGACCTCGATGCCCCTGACCTGATCGTAACCCCAACAAGTCCGCCATCGGCACCTGAGAAATTGAGGCAGCCCACAATTGGTCGGTCAAGCGGCAGTCGTCCCGGACCGCGAGGACCGGCTCGTCGGCGTGATGACACGAAAGCCGATAGTGCTCCACCAGTCTACAGTCCTGAGAAATCTGCCGAATTGCGCGCGCGTCTTCTGGCGGAGCTGAACATTCTCGCCTCTGCCGATGATGCTGCCCATTGGGCACATCGGAGGCTGCGCGCTAAGAACGAGCTAATAGTGGCTGATGCAGAGCGGGTTGAAACGGCCTTTCGAGCAAAACTGGCAACGTTTGACCGCCGCGACGCGCTGCCGGAGGCTCCCATTTCACAAAATTCGGCGAAGTCTGGCACTGGGATCGACAAGAGCGTCTTGGCAGTTCCGGAACCGCGACGGATTCGAGACCGGGATCACGTTCGATCGGTTGCCAAGCAGCCTTGTCTCATCTGCGGTCGGCAGCCGTCAGACGCCCACCACTTACGATACGCGCAAGCGCGGGCGCTCGGGCGCAAAGCCAGCGATGAATTCACCGTTCCACTATGTCGGGGGGCACCATCGCGAGGTGCACCGTTGCGGCGATGAGGCCGCATGGTGGCTCAGGGCGGGCGTCGATCCGATGATTATTGCTCGCACTCTATGGCTGCAGGGTCATTCATTGCCGGGCGCGAGAGAGGCGGCGCCGTCTCGCTGATCGTGCAGACTGGCTACCCGATATGTAACTCAAGCATTTGTGCAGTCGTTACAGCAGCGACGTTAGCAGACCAAATGCGCCACTGGGGATCCTAAGATTGACCAAGCTCGATCCTTTGCTATTCTCGACCCGTGAACCCAGATCATAGAGTGAGCGCAGCACAAAATGGGCATTTTTCGACGAAAGACGCGGAATCACCTCATCCCGATACATCCGCACAACGTCGTAAGCAAAGACTGGTTGATTCTACTAGAGGCCGGCACGA